TGGGCTTGTTGTCTTTTTCTTAGAAGGCTTTTTCTTAGCTTCTGGTTTTGGTGTTTCTACTGGAGTAGATTTTACAGCAGGAATTTCTGCTAATTCCCACTTATATGTTCCATCAGCTTGTTGAACATAATCTAGATGTTTGCCCATAAGATAAAGTACTTTAGTATTATTCTAGTACAACTTTAGATCAAAAACTACCACCGTCTAAAACTGCGTTACTATCTATTGATACTTCACCATTTGAAACTGATATACCAGTACCAGCAGTAACAGTTGCATTACTGCCAGCAGGTCCCTGTGGGCCTTGCGGTCCTGTATCACCTTGAGGACCCTGTGGTCCAGTAGCTCCATCTGATCCATTAGCACCAGCAGCACCCGTAGCACCTGTAGGAATACTAAAAGTTAATACCGCAGCATTTGCTGTTCCTACATTTGTAACACTTGCACTAGAACCTGCTGCTCCTGTAGTAACAGTTCCTATTGCTATTGTTGCAGCATTACCTGCTGGACCTTGAGCACCTGTTGCTCCATCTGCTCCATCACTACCATCTGTACCATTAGTTCCATTTGTACCATCAGCACCTCTAGGAATTGTAAAGTTGAAAACAGCAGCACTACTTGTTCCTGTATTAGTAACACTTGCATCTGTTCCAGCATTACCTGTAGTAACACTACCAACAGAAACTGTTGCTGAAGATCTACTACTACTTGCTCCAGGTAATTGCCCTCCTACAGTTAACTCACTTCTTTTATCTTCTTTTCCTGTAAGTTCTATACCTTCACCCCACTTACTAGATCTTTTCGGCCCATAAATAGTTAAAGGAGTTTTTTGTACATAAAAATCACCATCTACACCTTGTTTTGTTTGTGGTTTATCCGATCCAGATAAAATTTGTGTTCCGTTATCACCTTTATTTCCTTTTGCTCCTTGAATACCTTTATCACCTTGTATTCCTTTTGGTCCTTGTTCTCCTTTAACTCCCTGTTCACCTTTAGGCCCTTTTTCTCCTTTTGGCCCTGCAACTCCTTGCTCTCCTTTTGGTCCCTGCTTGCCATCACGAACTTTAGGTAGAGACTTTAATTTCTTATTTAAACGTACTAACGCTGTAACTTGAGCTAAACTTAAATCTTCTTTAGTTGCCATCATTTATCAAAGCATTAATTAATTTATCAACCTGTTCTGATGTTGCCCCTTCACGTTTTGGCTCTTCTTCTTTGACTTTTTCAGTCTCACTTGTCTCATCATTCTGAGGTAAAACTTCTCCCTGTACAAGAATTTGTCTAAACTCTTCTCTATCTATAACCTGTTGGTCAAATAAAGCTGTTAACGCTGTTACATCTTGTCCAATTAACCTTTCAATATCAAAATCTCTACTGATCTTTACTTCAGGTGGCTCAATTCCTACATATTGTGCAGATAAATTAAATGCTTTTTGTAACTTTTGCTCCAACTCCATTGAAACCATAGAAAGCATTGAATTAGTATCAACTCTATCTAATCTTCTGGCATCAGCAGATTCAGCTACAAATTTTTGTTGTGATAACGTACTGATACCTAAAGTAGCCATTTGCATTTGTAATTCCTTTATTTCAGCAGATTGAGCATCAAATGCACTACTTGCAGGTTCTACATAATAAATTTTATTTCCTGGCTGAGTTGCCATCGCATAATTAACAGATATAGCAAGATCTTTAGTCTGATCGTCATATCCTTCCATTACAAGCATTGGTTGAGATGCAACGTGTAAACTATGAATTAAATCAGCTTGCCTCTGAAAATGTGCAAGATTTAAATACGCAATATCCAATAAAGGTGGTTTACTTGTTAAGTTATCTGTTTTGCCAGAATAAATAGTAACTAAAGGTATTTCACCTAAACTAAACTCTCCTGATTCGACTAATTTAAAATCTTTTTCAGCAGTTGTAGCGTCAAACTCTCCAGCAAAAGAATTATCATTAAGGTCATACATCTCATCAATCTGATCTTTCCTACGAAAAACTCTATATTTCCCAGGTTCTATAACTCTTACCTGATCGTGAACTTTTTCTCCAAACTGACCATCAGGTAAAACTGCCTTTTCACCAATTCTTGCCTGTATAAGATTTCCATAATTAGATTCTCTATCTAATCTCCAACCATAGAGATTTAGAGGATCTACTTCAATCCAGTAAGGTCTACGATCTTGTGCTCTTTCTTCAGCTAAACTTCTTGCTCCTGATGGGGCAGGATAATCAACAAGGATATGACTCTGACCATAAGTAAGAGAACACATCAATATTCTTCTTGCATATTCATCTAAATCTGATTTGCAACCATCAACATCCATCTTAAACATTTCGGTCCAATAAGGATCTCCTATGAGTGATATTGGTTTTCTTAATACAAGACCTGTGGCTGCTCTTATTAACCTTTGTGTGAAAGGACTAAAAACAGCACGGTTTACTCTAGCCATATAAGCGTCATAATCTTCTCTTGGTTCTAATGGTAAAAATGCTTCGCTATTTTCTCTTAAGTATTCAGTACCTTCAGTAACAGCTTTCATTATTTCCCAACTCTTCATCATATCTAAAACAGCCCTTGTTCTAGTAAAAGGACTATCTATTCCACCAGGAGAAGTGGAAGTGATAATCTTTGTTTTAATTTTGCCTGGAATTGCAAAAGTCATGTCAACACCTCCATCTCTTTAATGCTAATCCTTTTCTAGTTAGTTTACCGTTTTTACTGGTAGGACCTTTAACTCCTTTCATTCTCGCACAAAAAGATTTTTTTCTTGCTGCTCTTTTCCCTGTTGGTTTCTTTTCCGTAACAGGTGCTTGTAAATTACTTCCTGTAGCACGATTATATTTGGCACGACCTTTTGCCGTTAAACCTCCTTTACGAGATTTTTCGCCTCTACCTACTGATAAACTAACATTCTTTTTAGCCACGTTTATTTTTTCCTTTTTTTAGCTGTTTTTGCAGCTTTTTTAAAAGCAGCAGCAGTAGGAGCACCTTTACTACCAGGTTTTCTCATTTTTTCTCCGCTACCAGCTTTTATACGCTTCTTTTTTGCGTGAATATTAGCATATAGCCCTTTTTTCTTACGCACAACTACACCTCTTTTTCTTGGTTCCTTTCTTCTTTTTCTTTTTTCCCTTCGGCTTTATTGAGCCATAATGTCCAGGCATCGTAAGAATTAGGTATTTCTTAGTATATTCTAAACGAAGTTTGGCCTAATGTCTCTGGTTTTGCAAGGTTAAATTGTTGTAAACAGAGATAACCAAAAGCATCAAAAGCGTGATCTACACCCAAGTTTTTATTTGGTAAACCAGTATTCGGTGCATATGTAAGAGTTCTTAATGCTTTTATCAATTCTTTACAACGAGGATGTATAAAAGTTCTTCTCTCTCCGTTTGCATCGTATAAAGCAGTATTAACAGCAGTAATCTTATCTCTGATTTTCCAAGGTGATTTTGGACTCATAACCGTAAATCCGCTTCTTCTTAAAATATTGTGGTCCGTAACTCCGACTCCACTTGTTTTTCTCGCACTACCAGTAGGGTCGGGACACGCAATTACTCTTCGATCAACTCCGTATCTTCGTATAACTTCCTCTGCAAAATCCCAAGTAGTTGCTCCACCTGTCAACATAATCTCGTCAAACACATAAAGATTATTATTATGCTTAACAGCACAAATTCCTGCCATTGGGTCAACGTTAAAATCTAAACCCATGATTAATGGCAGCATATGTAGATCTTCTACTTCGCTACTTATATTCTCATCACCAAAACTGACAGCTACTAATCCTGTAAGATTCTCGAAACTTGCCTCGAACTCCTGCTTGAATGTTCTACTGTCTAATTGTGCCTTCGCTGCCTCGACTTCCTCTGCTGGAACATTGCCTCCATCTATTGTGGTAAAACTCCACCTTTTCCAATCCCCCGTGGGATCTTCTGGAACGTAACACCATAAATCGTAAAACCAACTTGCCGTGCCATCGGGTGTTGAAATGAATAGGGCCCATCCCTGTTTATCTGCTAGTGCTGGTCGAATAACCTGAAACCAAACGTCAGAATCCATAAATGCTGCCTCATCCAGTACAACACCAGCTAAACTTCTACCTCTCAATGTGGTTGCGTTTTCTGTTCCTTTCAATTCGATAAGTGAACCATTTATTAGCTCGATTTTTAAATCTGTTTCGTTTTTCGATTGTATCCACTCTCTTGGTACAAGTTTTTTTAATTCTTTCCAGGCAATGTCTTTTGCCATACGATATGTTGGAGCACAGTAGAAATATGTTTCGCCTGGTCGTTTAATTGCAGCGTTTACAAGTTCAATACAAGATAAATATGATTTTCCAAATCTTCTGCCAGCTACCAGTACCCTAAATCTGTTTTTTGC